TGGATTGAAGATTATCTCATGCAACTAGCTGCTTATGCTATGGCTCACAATACAGTTTATGGATCAGAGATTACACAAGGTGTGATACTGATGTGTACACCGGATAAGTACTTCCAAAAATTTCAGATTAAAGGTCGGGAGTTTATCAACTATCAGCATAAATTTCTAGCTAAAGTTGATCAATATTACAAAAGTGTGACATAAATGTCACAGATTTAGGGTTGTACGAGGGTTGTACGAGCCATTTTTACGTACAACCTTTGACCCAAAATGGACGATATTGTGGCAGAAATGTGGCAAGATTCAGGTCAAATGTGGCAAGATTTAGGCAGCAGGAGACAGGGATCTGGGGACTGGTACAACCCGAAAATCAAAAAAGCCTTATTTTACGCCAAAGTTGTACGACCTATATGTTTTTTAAAACATTGAATTTTTGAAATCAGTACTTTAAAAACTCGTACAACCGTACAACTGGTACAACCGTACAGGGGCCGCGCGGGACTTTTGGATTGGATTTTGTGCTTTAATATTTTTAAAAAACCTATAGGGGTGTATTTTATGGTGACTGAGGAAAACTTTTTTGATATGTTCAATAGGGTACACAACCCAGACTATTACTATGGCCTCAAAAAAACCAAAAAGAAGAAAACCAAAAAGAAAAAGACTTACAAGCGTAAGAAAGCCAAGCAGCTTTCCTTTTTCAAAGTACCGAATAGAGTGGATTGACATCATTGGCGACTCGGGATGGGCTGATGAAGATAAGTTTGATAAAATGCAATTAGCTACACCAGTTAATGAAGGCTGGATCTACGAGAAAAATAAGAAACATATTAAAATGTTTGCTTCTTACGATAAGGATGAAGATGGCTATGTGTTTGGCGATCGTACCATGATTCCTAGATCATGTATTACAAAAATAACTAAACTGAATTAACTTTTGCTGAATCTTTTTTTTCTAGTTCTTCTATATCTTTTTCTGGCTTTTCTGATTTTTGTTTCTGTGATTCTGGGATACGTTTTTGTTGTTGAGTATTTTCTTTAATCTCTTCAGGCTCAGGTGTTACATTAATAATTGATGAGTATTCTTTCATAATATTTCTCATCTTATCTTCTAATTGTTCTGTTGTTAAATCTTCTAGCTTACCGGTTTTAATAATCTTCTGTTCAACATATAACCCAGCTGCCTTACCTCTAGCTACCTCAGCATTTACAGCAGCCGACCAAGCACCTTTTTTTAATGCCTCTTGTCTAATCTTACCTAGTTCTGCAATGTGTCTTTCGTAAGTCACACCATATTTCTTTTGATATTCTTCCCTGAGTTCACCTATGTATTTAACTACAAGTGGATACTTATTTGGATTCATAAGTTCTGAAGCTGTCACTCTTGCTCTGTCTTTCTCATACCCAGCATCAATGGCACACTGATAGGCATATTTTCTACCTTCATTGCTAATCAGTTCATTAGCAAACTTCATTTGCATTTCTGTAAGTCTTTTTGGTACTCCCATACTTGACAATAGACGTAACTCGTCGTATTGTCAACTGATTATGATAAGTGGAAAGATGTTGGCTCAACAGCTAGAAAAGTTCTTAACTTCACCTGTATGTCAGAATGCTAGAGTGCAAGTTAAATTACCAACAGGAGAATTTAGATCTCCAGATGGATTCTTTGATGTAAAGAAAATGTATTTGCTGCAAAATAATTTAATTGGTGCACGTGAAACACATAGAATAGTTCTAGAAATCACTCCAGAAAACTGGAGAATGCAGAAGCCAAAGATAAAAATATAAAGCAGAGATTACGGCAAAAACATGGCAAAGCCAGAGACAAAATTTTGGCAGTATTGGAAGAAAAATACACCTAATATTTTGTGGACTAGGCTAGAAAATACTAGCAGTTTAGGAACACCTGATCTGTTGGGATACAATAAAAATAACTTCTTTTTTACAGTTGAATTAAAAGTAGCAAATGGTAATTCTGTTCGTCTATCACCTCACCAAATTGCGTTCCATTTAAGGCATCCTAAGAATAGTTTTATCTTGGTCAAGTCTCCCGCTGCTTGTGGCCTGAAACTTTATGAGGGATCTCGTGTCAAGGAGCTTGTCGCTTGCGGCTTGAAGCTTGACGCTTGCAGCTTGGGGCTTGAGGCTTGTCGCTTGCGGCTTGAGACTTTGGGCGCTTGAGGCTTGTAGCTTTTAAAGAGGTCACCATCATCTGGTGAAACTTCTTATAGTCTATTAGATCTTCTGTCTTGATTCTAGAAGGACCGGTTTCCCGGTCCTTGGTTCCACTAACAGGAATTTTGTTGTGTTTTGGATAACCGTTGTCCGCGCACCACTCTTCATGAATCACTTTAATTAAGTTATAGTACTTACTTCTAGCAGGCATATAGTTCTTCTAGATACTCATCGAGGCCAATATTGTCCACGAAGCCCCAGCTGCACTTGTCAGTACCCCAATAACCATCCACTGTATTGGTCTGTAGATTCACCCATATGTTAGGTCCGCCTCCTGCAACTAGTAACCTAGCAGCCTTATAAGTTTTGTCCTGGTGCGTGATCCATTCTATATCGTAGACGCCTTCCATAAAACTATTTTGTGCGTTGTCTATCCAGCTGTCAGCTGTATCGTAAACCTTTGGGTTCGTGATGCTGTCTGCAATGTCCTTGCACATTCTTCTAAGCTGCTCTTCGCAGGTCTCGCTCTTTCTTAATGCACTCATGTTACCTCCTCTTTCTCCATTCTATATATCTTTTTGTATAAGTTTTTGCTTTTTCTGATTGACGTCTATCTAGTTCAAGGAAGAATCTTTGGCACGACTCTAAGTATGATTTTGGCAGAGTATCGTGGTCGTCCATGAACCATGGTATTAAGTTGTTGTTATCTATTTTCTTTCTCATAAATTATATCCTACAATATCCCTTGACTCTTGTCAAGCCGCTTGATGCTTGTGGCTTGGAGCTTGAAGCTTGCCTTAATTTTGCCACATTTCACCACTTGGCCAAATTTCTTGCCCACTTCTTGACAACTCGCTTGTTGCTTGAGGCTTGCAGCCTGAGACTTGTGTCATCCCCGGAAGATCTACCATTCACCTTAATAATGGGACCGAACGGTCTCCATTGCCTGGATAGGATACGCAGCTCCCCCTGCAGCGACTTCAGCTGTCCTTGGTTTG